GTATCTTCGTCTGAATAAGTAATCTTTTTAGCCTTTTGTAATATACTTCTACATTCAGCTTTATAATCATTTAAACTATGAGTGTCTGTCCCTGCAATTAACGGCTTATTATATTGCTTTGATGCCATAAGAAGCATTGAATTATAATGAATTTGGTCAGCATTATTATGTGGTTGTACTTCATAATAATCATATGACTGTAATAATTTTTCATATACTTCTTTACTTGCGTTCTCAGACTGCGGATATTTACTTAATGGTGATGCTAAACATGCACTAATTTTAATAATATTGTTTGATATTGCAAAGAATTCATCAAATGTTAATCGTGGCTTATAATAGAAATGGTCTTCCTGAGTAGATAAATCTATCAATGTATTGAGTTCTTTTACGCCATCGTGGTTTTTTGCAATAAGAATTGTATGATAGTTATCACGAATTTTTTCATCTAATGAAACAGTCAAATACACTTCGCAAGCATGAATATACTTTAATCCTTTTTCGTTAGCGTACATCTTCTTTTCAATCCAATTATATATATTACCATGTTCTGAGAATGCAATCGCAGTTTGACCTAATTCAACTGCTTTATCCACATATAATTTATAATTTGTACAACTATCTAATAAAGAATCTTCTGTATGTAAATGATATGTTGTATAATTCTTACCCATCTTATCTCCTACGCAACATTAATTTCATCACAAATAACTTTTAGTGTAAACTTCCTGCCAAAAAATCCAGCATCAAGCGAACCAATAACTTGTACTTCTTCGTTCATTATTGAATAATCTTCAAAGTCATCAAAAGAACCATTAAAATTCCACTTAATAACCTGTAGATAATCATTAGGCTTTAATACTAAGTGTTTATAATCCGACATCTGACCAACTTCATATTCTGTCATACCTTCCACTAAACACTTCACTGGCTTAAATCCGGAGCCGGAAATCTTATCAATCATTTTAATCTTGTCTACTAAACTTCTTGTAATATCATTTATATTTATCTTAATATCAACATCAACTTCTACATTAAAATCAACTTGTGATAATTCTTTTTCAATATAATCACAAAACTGTTCAAAGTCACATTTCTTAATAGTAATACCACTTGCTAATTCATGACCTTTTGCTTCTGCTAATCCACTATCTTCACACATTTGTCTGAAGTCTTCCACTCCAACAGCTCTCATTGAACCGGAATATGTATCTCCACAATCCTTTAAAATAAGCAATGGTCTTTGGTATTTTTCAAGAATCTTATTACCAATTAGTCCAGCAATGCCATATTCTGTTTCAATAAATACAGTAATCATCTTTTTATCTAACTGTTTTTCGCATTGTTCTGTAATATCAGACATAAGTTCTGCTACCAAATTATTTTGTTCTTCTTTACAGTTTTTAAGAATTTTCATATATGAAAGCACTTCTTTATTATCATCTGATAAGAATGCATTCATAGCATATTCATTCTTATTCAAACGGTTTGCTGCATTTACCAAAGGTGCAGCACTGAATGCAATTGCAGTACTATTGAATTCGTAACTACCAATAATCTTTTTTAATGCAAGATTATTAATCTTTTCTAAGCCTTTTGATACGATATATCTATTTTCCATATTAGTCATATCCATCATATCGGCCACGAGTCCACAAGCTGCAAGGTCAGTCAGTTCATCTGCATAATCAGTAAGTTCTTGTTCATCACAATACTTACAGAATTTCCACACTACGCCAGATCCTGATAATGCTGGATTGTCATAATCAATCTGAGAAGTAACTAATGTAACATAATCATCATATGATATATCTGGATTAACTGCGTGGTGGTCTAATACTATAATATCAATACCTTGTTCTTTTAATTTTTCATAATTATCTGCATTAGCATCCAAACTATCTACAATGATAAGTAAGTCTGTGTCATCAAATCTACTCAAATCTTGTCCTAATAATCCGTGTGATTTACCCTCGTTGATAACTGTCTTACATTCTACTCCATGACTTCTAAGATATCTTGTCATGATTGTACCGGCTGTAATACCATCTAAATCGGTATCAAATAAAATGGTGATTTTATTGCCATTTTTGATGTGAAAAAACGCTGTAAAATAAGCGTTTTTTACATGTGGCAAATCGTCAAGTGGCAATAAATCCTCTTCTGTTGGGTTTAAAAAGCGTTCTACGTCTTTTATACCCCTTTGTTCGAGTATTGTGTTAAATATTTCTTCTTCATACATTCCACGACAATCTGATTTGATATTATATTTCGTCTTCATCTTCATCACCTATAATTTTTATCTCATTTTCTAATATATATTTAAACTTCTCCTTACCTAAATCAGTCGGAGAAACCTTATCTGTATAATTACCTTTTGTCCAATCCCAATAACCAAGTTTTACTTCAGAGAATCTTGAATAATTCTTTACCATATTTATATTTCTCATAATATTGTCCATATCATACTGTGCATCATGAAGAAATATAATCTCTGTAGGTGCTAACTCCATTAACATCTGTACTTGTTTAAGACTAATAGTTCCTGAACCAAGTGCAACACAGTTACGAATACCATACGAATGACATTGCATTACAAACTTCTCACTCTCTCCAACATATACGGCATTGCCTACCAGATGACTATAATTTTGTGCATATCCATAGAGAGTTAATGAGGCTTGGCAAGGCATTAAATAGTAATACTTCATCTCTCCATCTTCTACTTCCCAATTACATCTAGCCTTTGCACCCATTAATTGTCCTACTTGGTCATATATCGGAATAACAATGCTTTGCGATTCTACATCATATCTAATATTGAAATACTTTTGACTGGCCAAAGATATGTTATCTTTGATAAATCTTTTATTGCTGCAACGCTTATAACATTTCAATATTGATTCATCATAAGTGCGAACATTGCAATTATTCTTCTTCCTTATCTTTTCGTAGAAACCGCCAAATACATATCTTTTACTATCAAAGAAATCATAATAATCTGTAATGCCAAGAACAGATTTTACTGTATTAAGCACATCAGTAAATGTAACTTTTCGTTGTTCCATAATATAAGAAAATAAATCTTTATTAATGTTTCTACTGTAATCAGTAACAAAAAGAAATTTATTGTTCTCTAATCTTATTACAATTGCTTTCTTACTGCTCTGTTCATCTCTGCCGAATGACATATATGTATTCCTAATAACTATGTTGCAATAATTGTAATGCTCAAGTACATCTTTGAGCTTATCTGGGTTTGATAATAATTCTTTTTTAATATCCTCAAGCATCACATTTTCTCACCAACTTTCTTTTATGTAATCATTCCGTGTTTAGGCTTACACTGTGCCACTTCTCTGAAGATGCAATGATCTCCATCAAACTTCAATAAATAAGCGCATCCGGTGTCACTTGAATTAGCACCACCTCGGCACTTTTCAACAAACAAAATTTTATAAACACCTGAAGGGTCTAACTCGTATTCTTCTTCAATCCACTTACTTGAAGAATTTTTTATTAATCTGAATGGTCTGCAATAGAATTTGTTCTTTTTATCCTTTTCTTCTTCATAAAGATTACGCATTAAGAAAAGGTTTTCTAAAATCTCCTTAATCTGCTTTGAGTTTGACAAAACAGAACTGTCAAGGAATAACTTACCCTTCATATATTCTGCTAACTGTACTGAAGCCAACATAATAATGTTATATTTCTTTGCTAACTTATGAAGTTCTCTACTGTCTCTTACCAAAGACAAGTCTTGTCTTGTACCATTAAAATCATCTTCTTGAATTTTAAATGTGTCATAAAGTACGGTATCATAACCATATCTCAGTACATTTTCACGAATTTTCTTTTTAACAACTGACATATCTGCATCTGCAATGGAAATAATTTTTACACGATTACTGTAATTTTCTTTCCAAAAATCCTGAACCTCTTTTAAGTATTTCCTACTCTCTTCGTCAATCTGCCCAGATGTCATTTTCTTCTTGGTTAATTTAAAATATCTTGTATATTTTCCTAACATCCAAACAAGGAATTTAATCTTAAATCTCTTTACATCTTCCTCGTTTGTAATGATTAAAACTTTTCTGTCGTAATGAAGCAGTGCCATAATAATGGTAATAAACCATGTTGACTTACCACTACTTGAAAAACCACCAAGCATAGTAAGTGTGCCGGGCAACAATCCACCCACCTGTCTTGAAAGAAAAGGGAAGCAATTCATAGGATTAAGATTTACATCTAAATCTCCTTCATCAAATGGTACACCATTTTCAATTCCTTCTTCACATTCATTAATA